ATGATCATGGACTTCTTTCGGCAAGGTGCGGCGCAGCAGTCGCCCAGCGCCCCCGAAGCCAAGGCAAGCGCGGCGGGCCGTGTTATGGCCTGGCACGGTGCGAACCGCGTGGCGTGGAGCGCACGAGACAGCGGGACGCTGACCCGTCAGGGCTTTGCATCCAATCCGGTGGGATTTCGCTGCGTCAAGATGATCGCCGAGGCGGCGGCGTCCCTGCCCCTGGTTTTGCAGGATGCCGAACAGCGTTTTGCCGTGCATCCGATGCTGAACCTGATGCGCAGCCCAAATCCGGCGCAGGGGCGCGCCGAGCTGCTGGAGGCGCTGTATGGTCAGCTGCTGCTGACCGGCAACGCCTATGTCGAGGCCGTGGGCGATGCGGAAGGCGCGCCGGTTGAGTTGCATGTGCTGCGCTCGGACCGGATGAGCGTGGTGCCGGGCAGTGATGGCTGGCCGGTGGCGTATGAATACGCGGTGGCGGGCCGCAAGCATCGGTTCGATGTGAGCCAGGGCCATCCTGCGGTCTGCCATATCAAGAGCTTTCATCCGCAGGACGATCACTATGGTCTGTCGCCGATGCAGGCGGCGGCGCAGGCGGTGGATGTGCATAACAGCGCCTCGCGCTGGTCCAAGGCTCTACTCGACAACGCGGCGCGTCCTTCGGGGGCGATTGTTTATCGCGGCGCCGAAGGGCAAGGCGCGCTGAGCAATGATCAATATCAGCGCCTGGTCGATGAGATGGAGAGCCATCATCAGGGCGCGCGCAATGCGGGGCGGCCCATGTTGCTGGAAGGCGGGCTGGACTGGAAGCCGATGGGGTTTTCGCCCTCTGATATGGAATTCCAGAAAACCAAGGAGAGCGCCGCGCGCGAGATCGCTTTGGCCTTCGGCGTGCCGCCCATGCTGCTGGGGGTGCCGGGCGATGCCACCTATTCCAACTATCAGGAGGCGAACCGCGCATTTTTCCGTCTGACGGTACTGCCGCTGGCCAGCCGCGTCGCGGCGAGCCTGTCGGACTGGCTGAGCGGGTTTGACGGCGCGATCATGGAGCTGAAGCCCGATCTGGACCAGGTGCCGGCGCTGGCCGCCGAGCGCGATGCGCAATGGGCGCGCGTGGCCGGCGCAGATTTCCTGACGGATGCGGAAAAGCGCAGTCTGTTGGGCCTGCCGGCCCTGCCAGAGCCGGGAGGCACGGATGGATGATGAGCGCAGGCCCGAGCGCTACGGCTTTGAGGCGTTCGACTGTGCGCCCGCGCTGCGGCTGGAGGCGAACGAGCGGATTGCGGTGCTGAAATTCCAGGCCATCGCCGAAAAGCAAAAACGGCTGGAAGAGGCGATGGAGCGGCTGGAGCGGCGGCTGTGGCTGGCGGTTTACGGGATCGCGGGGGCGATTGTTGCGCAGGCGCTGCAACCCCTGCTGGTGGGACTGCCCTGAGGTTTTGAAAGGATGAGGTTTATGGACATTGATACGGGGCTGGAGCGCAAATTCGCGCAATTCGATACCGATCTGACCGTCAAGGATGGCGTCGGTATCGAAGGCTATGCCAGCTATTTCGGCGATGCCGATCAGGGCGGCGACGTGGTGATGCGGGGCGCCTATGCCAAGTCGCTGGCACGCCTAGGGGCCGAGCGGCGGCAGGTCAAGATGCTGTGGCAGCATGACCCGGCGCAGCCCATCGGCATCTGGGACGAGGTGCGCGAGGATGCGCGCGGTCTTTATGTCAAAGGCCGACTTCTGGAGGCCGTGGGCCGAGGCCGCGAGGCAGCCGCGCTGATCGGTGCGGGCGCCATCGACGGGCTGAGCATTGGGTATCGCACGGTGCGCGCATCGAAGAACGACAAGGGCCAAAGGCTCTTGCAGGAACTGGAGCTGTGGGAAGTGTCGCTGGTGACATTCCCCATGCTTCCCAGTGCGCGGATCGGCGCCAAGGGCGACGCTCTTGGCGATGATCTGAGCGAGTTGGCGGCGGTCCTGGAGGACGCGCGCCGGGAGTTGGCGCGCATCTAGCGCCGGGACGAGCGGAAACAAAAGGATCGAAGAATGAGTGAAACCGGAATTTCCGGTGCCGGGAAAGGTGTGTCCGACGGGCACACGCCGGTGACCGAGGTGAAGTCCGCGATGGCGGGCTTTGTCAGCGAGTTGAAGGGCTTTCAGTCCGACATCGAAGATCGACTGCAACAACAAGAAGAGAAGATGACCATGATGGAACGCAAATCCTTCGTCCCCGCACGTCCGGTTCTGGCGGGCGGCGATCACGGCCCTGCCCCGCATCAGAAGGCGTTCAATGCCTATCTGCGCTCGGGCGACGATGACGGACTGCGCGGCCTCGAGCTGGAAGGCAAGGCGCTGGGCACGTCGATTGCCGGTGATGGCGGCTACCTTGTGGATCCGCAGACCGCCAGCACGATTAAGTCGACGCTGAGCGCGACCGCGTCGATCCGCGCGATCGCCAATGTCGTCGCCGTGGAAGCGACCAGCTTTGACGTGCTGATCGATCATGGCGACGTTGGCCACGGCTGGGCCACCGAGACGGCCGGCATGACCGAGACGGCGACGCCCGGTATCGACCGCATCACGATTCCGCTGCACGAGCTGAGCGCGCTGCCCAAAGCATCGCAGCGTCTGCTGGACGATTCTGCCTTCGATATCGAGGGCTGGCTGGCGGGCCGCATCGCCGACAAGTTCGCCCGCGCCGAGGCGGCGGCCTTTGTCATGGGCAATGGCGTGGACAAGCCCACCGGCTTTCTGACCAAGCCGTCGGTCGACAACGACGTCTGGACCTGGGGCAACCTTGGTTATGTGCCGACTGGCGCGGATGGCGATTTTGACGGCGCCGATGCGGTGATCGATCTGGTCTATGCGCTGGGTGCCGAGTACCGCGCCAATGCGAGCTTCGTCATGAACTCCAAAACCGCCGGCACGCTGCGCAAGATGAAGGATGCGGATGGCCGCTTCCTGTGGTCGGACGGCTTGGCCGCGGGCGAGCCTGCGCGCCTTCTGGGCTACCGTGTGCTGATTGCCGAGGACATGCCCGACATCGCCTCGGGCTCCATGTCCGTCGCATTCGGTGATTTCGGCGCGGGTTACACCGTGGCCGAGCGTCCGGACCTGCGCGTGTTGCGTGACCCCTTCAGCGCCAAGCCGCATGTCCTTTTCTACGCGACCAAGCGCGTCGGCGGCGATGTAAGCGACTACGCCGCGATCAAGCTGCTGAAATTCGCGACCTCGTAAAAAAGGCGCGGATCGGGCGGGGGAGTTTGCCCCCGCCCGGGGCGCGCGCCGCCCAAGACTTGATGCGTTGTCCAGCTGCTCCCCTCCGTCCGAGCAACGCTGGGTGTCGCGCGCCTGAACCACCGGAGGAATCCGGCACTATCGGAGTTGTTCCATGATGTTGATTGAAGAAACCGCCGTGCCGGAGGCCGCCCTGCCAATAGAGCAGTTCAAGGCGCATTTGCGGCTGGGCACCGGCTTTGCCGATGATGATATCCAGGATGCGGTTTTGCAGAGCTTCCTGCGGGCGGCCATCGCCTCGATCGAGGCGCGCACGGGCAAGGTGCTGATCGAGCGCGTCTTCTCTTGGGAGCTGGTGGCCTGGCGCACCGGCTATGGTCAGGCCCTGCCAGTGGCGCCTGTGAAAGCCATCGAAGAGGTCGTGCTGCGCCATATGTCCGGCAGCGAGGAGGCGGCCGATCCGGTGCATTACCGGCTGGAGAGGGATACCCATCGTCCACGCCTCGTGCCGCTGGGCACGGTGCTGCCTCCGGTGCCTTCGGGCGGTGCGGTGATCGTGCGGTTTCGCGCAGGCTTTGGTGCCCTATGGGGCGATCTGCCTGCGGATCTGGGCCAGGCGGTGCTGCTGCTGGCCGCACATTACTATGAATACCGCGCCGACACGGCGCTGGGCGGCGGCTGCATGCCTTTCGGCGTGACCAGCCTGATCGAGCGCTATCGCACGGTGCGCCTGCTGGGTGGAGGCGCTGTCTGATGGCCGAGATCAAGCTGAACCGATGCCTCGTGCTGGAGGCGCCCGAGCGGGCTCCCGACGGGGCGGGCGGATATGCCGAGACGTGGCGCCAAGTCGGCGAAATCTGGGCCGATATCGCTGCGCGCACCGGGCGCGAAACGGTGGATGGCGAGGCCCAGATGTCGAGCGCGGGCTACAGGATCACGGTGCGCGCGGCGCCTCATGGTGCGCCTTCGCGCCCCAAGCCCGAGCAACGGCTGCGCAGTGGCAGCCGCGTTTTCAACATCACGGCAGTGACGGAGCGTGACCCGCTGGGCCGCTACCTGACCTGCTACGCGACCGAGGAGGTGGCAGTATGAGCTATGGCGGATCTGCGGCGCTGCAATCGGCCGTCTATGGCCAGCTGATGGGCGATCCCGACCTGTCGGCGCTGGTGGGCGGAGCAATCTACGACGCGCCCCCGGCAGGCACGTTACCGCCCCTTTACGTGACGCTCGGCCCCGAGGATGTGCGCGACCGCTCGGACGCCACGGGGGGCGGCGCCTGGCACCGCTTTACCGTGTCGGTGATGAGCGATGCGGCGGGCTTTGCAGCAGCCAAAGCCGCAGCGGCGGCGGTCAGCGATGCGCTGAGCGATGCGGAGCTGAGCCTCGATCGCGGTCATTTGGCGGGCCTTCATTTCTATCGGGCGCGAGCGCGGCGCGATGGCGCGCTGCGGCGCATCGACCTGACCTTTCGCGCCCGCATTTCGGACGCGGCTTAACCACTACAATCGGAGACGAGACACATGGCAGTTCAGAACGGAAAAGACCTTTTGATCAAGGTCGACCTGACCGGAGACGGCAATTTCGAATCGGTGGCGGGGCTGCGCGCGACGCGCATCAGCTTCAACGCCGAGAGCGTGGACGTGACCAGCCTCGAGAGTGCGGGCGGCTGGCGTGAGCTACTTTCCGGTGCAGGCGTCAAATCGGCGGCGATCAGCGGCTCGGGCATCTTTCGCGATGCGGATTCGGACGAACGAACGCGGCAGATCTTTTTCGACGGCGAGACACCCGGCTTTCAGGTGGTGATCCCCGATTTCGGCATCGTCGAGGGGCCGTTTCAGGTGACGTCGATCGAGTATTCGGGAACGCATGATGGCGAGGCGACCTACGAGCTATCGCTGGCTTCGGCGGGCCGCCTGATCTTTACGGCGATCTGAGATGGCGAACCCTTGGGCAGGCGAGGTGGCTCTGATCATCGACGGTGAGCGGCGGGTGCTGAAGCTGACCTTGGGTGCGCTCGCCGAGTTGGAGGCCGGGCTGTCGGCAGGTTCCCTGGTGGAGTTGGTCGAGCGGTTTGAGGCGGGTGCGTTTTCTACCCGTGACGTACTGGCGCTGATTGTTGCGGGCTTGCGCGGCGGTGGCTGGACCGGGTCCGAGCGCGACTTGATCGCGGCCGATATCGACGGCGGGCCGCTGGCGGCGGCCCGCGCGGCGGCAGAATTGCTGGCGCGGGCATTTACGCTGCCCGAGGACCGATGAGCGGTTTCGACTGGCCCGCGCTGATGCAGGCGGGCCTGCGCGATCTTGGCCTGAAGCCTGCGGAATTCTGGGCGCTGACCCCCGCCGAGCTGCGCGTGATGCTGGGCGAGGCGCAGGGAAATGCGCCACTGGCGCGCGGGAGGTTGGACGCTTTGATGCAAGCCTATCCCGATTTGCGAGGAGCGAATGATGATGGATGAACGAGAAGATTTCGGCGCGCTGGACGCGCAGATCGAGGCGCTGGACGGCTCGCTGGGGGCCGCGACAAACATGGCCGCCGCCTTTAACGCCGAGCTGGCACGGGTGCGCGGCACGTTCGAGCGGACCGGTCAGGATGTGGCAATGCTGGACCGCGGGATCAGCCGGGGTCTGAGCCGGGCGATCAAGGGCGCGGTGGTGGATGGTGACAGCCTTTCGGCGTCGCTTCGCACTTTGGCCACTTCAATGATCAACACCGCGTTCAACGCGGCGGTGAAGCCGGTGAGCGACCATGTGGGGGGCCTGCTGTCGAGCGGGGTGGGTAGCATCTTCTCGGGGCTTATGCCGTTCGAGAAGGGCGGCAGTTTTGCCCAAGGCCGCGTTCAGCCGTTTGCCACGGGTGGCATCGTAAGCGGGCCTGTGACCTTCCCCATGCGCGGCGGCACGGGCCTGATGGGCGAGGCGGGGCCCGAGGCTATCATGCCGCTGGCGCGCGGGCCCGACGGCAAGCTGGGCGTGCGCGGCGGCGGGGGCGGCGGGGCGGTGAATGTGGTGATGAACATCTCGACGCCCGATTCCGAGGGATTTCGCCGTAGCCAGGGACAGATCGCCGCGCAGCTGAGCCGCGCCATCGGGCGCGGTCAGCGCAATCGGTAAGGGAGCAGAGTCATGGGTTTTCACGAAGTAAGATTCCCCGCCAATCTGAGTTTCGGCTCGATCGGCGGACCGGAGCGTCTGACGGATGTCGTGACGCTGGCCAACGGGTTCGAAGAGCGTAACACGCCTTGGCAGCATTCGCGTCGCCGCTATGACGCTGGCATCGCGATGCGCGGCCTTGACGATATCGAAACGCTGATCGCGTTTTTCGAAGCGCGGCGTGGGCAGATCCACGGATTTCGGTGGAAGGACTGGGCCGACTACAAGTCGGGTGCAGCGTTGATCGAGCCCAGCTACGACGATCAGGTGATTGCCATCGGAGACGACGTTACTCCCACTTTCCAGCTGACCAAGACCTACCGCTCTGGCGTCCATGACTACGCGCGGCCCGTGACCAAGCCGGTGCGCGGATCTGTTCGCATCGGGCTGGGCGGGGACGAGCAGCAGGAGGCGGTGCATTACACTGTGGATTACACAACAGGCATCGTCACGTTTCTGCATCCGCCTAACGCAGGCGATGCCGTGACGGCCGGGTTCGAGTTCGACGTGCCTGTACGCTTTGACACCGATCGCATCATGGTCAGCGTCGCCAGCTTTCAGGCCGGAGACGCGCCCAATGTGCCAGTGGTGGAGATCCGGGTATGAGCGGGATGAACGCAGGCCTGGAGGCCCATCTGAAAAGCGGCATTACGACGACCTGCCGTGCCTGGGCGCTGACGCGCAAGGACGGTGTTGTGCTGGGCTTTACCGACCATGACGGGCCACTGGAGTTTGGCGGCGTGACCTTTCGCGCCGATACCGGACTAAGCGCCTTGGCGATACAGCAGACGACGGGCCTTTCGGTGGACAATACCGAGGCGCTGGGCGCGCTGAGCGATGCGTCGATCCGCGAAGAGGATATTGAGGCCGGCCGTTATGACGGCGCCGAGATTTCCGCATGGCTGGTAAATTGGCAGGACGTGGCGCAGCGGCAGTTGCAATTTCGCGGCACCATCGGTGAATTGCGCCGTTCCGGCGGGGCTTTCGAGGCGGAACTGCGCGGACTGACAGAGGCGCTGAACCGGCCCTTGGGACGGGTCTATCAAAAGCCATGCTCTGCCGTACTGGGGGATCGCGATTGCAGGTTTGACATGAACGCCGCGGGGTATTCGACTGAACGTCTGGCACGGATCATAGAGGACCGCCGCATTTTTCGCTTCGACGCTTTCGGCGGATTCGATTCTGGTTGGTTTCAGCATGGCCGTTTGAGCGTTCTGGGCGGGGCTGCCACCGGGCTCCATGGCCTTATCAAGAAGGATGTCTCTACCAACGCCGAACGCGTGATTGAGCTGTGGCATCCCTTGCGCGCCGATGTGGGCACGGACGACCTGCTGCGTCTCGATGCGGGGTGCGACAAGCGGGCCGTGACCTGCCGCCTGAAATTCCAGAATTTCTACAATTTCCAAGGCTTTCCGGACATTCCCGGTGATGATTGGTCGATCAGCGATCCAGCACGATCAAGCGCCCTCAACGGGGGGAGCAGACGATGAGCAATACATTGGGCCACGAGATCACCGCAGCCGCGCGCGGCTGGATCGGCACGCCTTATCTGCATCAGGCGTCCTGCAAAGGCGCTGGCACAGATTGCCTGGGTCTGCTGCGCGGCGTGTGGCGCGAGGTGCTGGGGCGTGAACCCGAGGCCCCGCCCGCCTATTCAATGGACTGGTCCGAGCCTGCGCGGATCGAAGTACTGTGGCAGGCCGCGCAGAGGCACCTTCAACCCAAGCTTCCAGACTGCGAGGCCCCAGGTGACGTGATTCTCTTTCGCATGCGCGATGGGGCGGTTGCCAAGCATCTGGGCATCGCCGGACGCATCGGCGCGGATGCGTCCTTCATTCACGCGTATTCCGGCCATTCGGTGGTCGAAAGCCCGCTTAGCCTGCCTTGGCGGCGGCGCATCGTGGCGCGATTCACATTTCCCGAGGAGCATGCCTGATGGCGACCATTCTATTATCTGCCGCGGGTGCGGCACTGGGCGGCTCGATGGGCGGGACTGTCCTGGGCCTCTCCATGGCTGCGGCCGGGCGTTTTGCCGGTGGCATCATAGGACGCTCTATCGACCAGCGGCTGCTGGGCCAAGGTTCGGACGTGGTGGAGACGGGGCGGACCAGTCGCTTGCGTTTGACCGGCTCAGGCGAGGGGGACGCGATCGCGCAGGTTTATGGGCGTATGCGGGTCGCCGGGCAGGTCATCTGGGCGACCGAATTCCGCGAAGAAGTTAACGTGACGGGCGGGGGCGGCAAGGGTGCGCCCAGCGCGCCCAAGACACGGCAGTTCAGCTATTCCGTCAGCCTCGCCCTTGCGCTTTGCGAGGGTGAGATCAGCCATGTCGGGCGGATCTGGGCCGACGGTGGTGAGATCGCGCGAGATTCGCTGGCGATGCGGGTTTACACCGGCAGTCAAGATCAGCTTCCGGATCCGCGCATCGAGGCAGTCGAAGGCGCAGGAACAGTGCCAGCCTATCGGGGCACGGCATATGTCGTAATCGAGGATTTGGAGCTGGGACAATTCGGCAACCGCGTTCCGCAGTTTACCTTTGAAGTGACGCGCCCTTCGCAATCGAATGAGGAAAGTGCCGATCTGGACCCCGCGCGCGCGGTGCGCGCGGTTGCCATGCTGCCAGGCAGCGGCGAGTACGCCTTGGCTACGTCGCCCGTCACGATGAATTTTGGTGCAGGCGCCTCGGCATTGGCGAACGTCAATACGCCATCGGGCAAGGCCGATTTCAGCACCTCGCTGGACGCGCTTAAGGGCGAGTTGCCGGTATGCAGCAGCGCATCTTTGGTCGTCAGCTGGTTCGGTGACGACCTGCGCTGCGGCATGTGCAGCCTGCGACCCAAGGTGGAGCAGAAAGAATATGACGCGCGCAACATGCCGTGGACTGTCGCTGGTTTGAGGCGCGGGACCGCGCAGGTTGTTCCGCAGACTGGGGGCGGCAATCCCATTTATGGCGGCACCCCCGCCGATGCCGCCGTATTGGAGGCTATCGAAGCTCTGAAGAATGCAGGGCAGGAGGTGATGTTCTATCCGTTTATTCTGATGGATCAAGTCGCCGGGAATGACCTGCCCGATCCCTACAGCGGCGAGGAGGGCCAGCCATCTCTTCCGTGGCGAGGCCGTATCACGCTGTCATTGGCACCCGACTTGCCGGGAACCCCCGATGGCACAGCAGAAGCGGATGCGCAGATTGCAGCATTTTTCGGCACGGCGAGTGCCGCTGATTTTAGTCTGAATCCGCCAGCGCCCAGTGCGCCTACAGGCCCGCGTGAGTCGAGAGAGAATGATAATTTTGACCTTCTGTCGCTGCTGCCCCCGACCGCTACGGACGCGGTCTATTACAGCGGCCCTGATGAATGGGGCTATCGCCGGTTTATCCTGCATTATGCAGCGCTTTGTGCCAAGGCGGGCGGCGTCGAGAGCTTCTGTATCGGATCGGAAATGCGCGGCCTGACACAGCTGCGTGGGGCTGACGGCCGTTTCGCAGCGGTCGAAGCTTTGATCGATCTGGCGGCAGAGGTGCGCCAGATTCTCGGGCCTGACGTCAAGATCAGCTATGCGGCGGATTGGTCCGAATATTTTGGATACCAACCACAAGACGGCAGCGGGGACCGGTATTTTCATCTCGATCCTCTTTGGGCGGACGCGAATATCGATTTTATCGGTATCGACAATTACATGCCACTGTCGGATTGGCGCGATGGACAGGATCACGCGGATGCCAGTTGGGGCTCGATCTACGCATTGGACTACCTCAAGGCAAATGTCGAAGGCGGCGAGGGGTATGACTGGTTCTATCACTCGCCCGAGGCACGGGACGCCCAAATCCGTACGCCGATTACGGACGAGGCCTACGGCGAGCCTTGGGTTTGGCGCTACAAGGACATTCGCAACTGGTGGCAGAACGCGCATCACGACCGGGTCGATGGCTTGCGGGTGGAACAGCCCAGCCCTTGGATACCCACGTCAAAGCCAATCCGCTTTACCGAGATCGGGTGCGCCGCGATCGACAAGGGGACGAACGAGCCGAACAAGTTCGTCGATGTGAAATCATCCGAGTCTGCCTTGCCGCGATTCTCGAACGGGCAGCGCGACGACCTGATCCAGCGCCAGTACCTGCGCGCACTGCGCAGTTATTGGACCAATCCGGCAAATAATCCGGTGTCCGAGGAATATGACGCGCCCATGATCGACATCGACAGAGCCTATGTCTGGGCCTGGGATGCGCGCCCGTTCCCTTATTTTCCCAATAATCGCAGCCTGTGGGAGGACGGCCGAAACTACGCGCGCGGGCATTGGATTACGGGGCGGACTGCCGCGCGATCGCTTGCGTCCATCGTGCAGGAAATAACGAAGCGCGCTGGCGCGCGGCATGTCGATACGTCGCAACTTTACGGCTATGTGAGCGGCTATTCGATTGATCAAGTCAGCGAAGCGCGGGCGGCGTTGCAGCCCTTGATGCTGCGATACGGCTTCGACGCGATCGAGCGGGACGGCGTATTACGGTTTCGCATGCGCGACGGCCTGGCAGATGCCCAGATCGGAATGGACGATCTGGTCCGGGACGGCGAGAGCGCAACGACATTAGAGGAAACGCGGGCCGGATCCGCTGAAATCGCGGGGCGTGTGCGATTGAGGTTTGTTGAGGCAGACAGCGATTTCGACGTGGTAGCCGAAGAAGCGGTGCTGCCAGACGACGTCACGCATGCGGTGTCGACCTCGGAGGTACCGTTGGCCATGACGCGAGCCGAGGGCCGGGCCGTCACGGAACGGTGGCTGTCGGAGGCGCGCGTGTCCATTGATACCGTACGGCTGACGCTGCCGCCATCCATGCTGTCGCTGGGGGCCGGTGATGTGATCGGACTAAGCGAGGCCGGTGGCAAGGGTCTCTTCCGGATTGACCGGGTCGAGCAGATGGGAAATGCACAGCGGATCGACGGCGTGCGCATTGAGCCCGAAAGCTATCGACCCATCGACATCGAGGAAACACCGCCTGCCGTTCGACCCTTCGTGCCGCCGGTACCGGTCCTGCCGCTCTTCCTCGATTTGCCGCTGATGACCGGGCAGGAGGATCCGGTAGCGCCGCATCTGGCCGTCACCGCGCAGCCTTGGCCAGGGCCAGCCGCACTTTACGCTTCCGGGAGCGACTCAAACTATCAACTCAACCGCCGAATCGAGGCGCGCTCGAGCATCGGGGTTTTGGAAACGGCGCTGAACTCAGGATATCCCGGTATGATCGACCGAGGGGACGGCGTGACCGTGCGCATGCTCTCTGGTCGGCTGGAAAGCGTCGATACCGACGCAATACTTGGGGGCGCCAACCTTTGCGCCATCGGGGATGGCAGCGTCGATGGCTGGGAGTTAATGCAATTCCGAGATGCGGTGCTAGTCGGGCCGGATACCTATTTTCTCACCTATCGCCTGCGCGGACAGTTAGGCACTGAAGCGCTGGCCGCGACGCCATGGCCGGCGGGCAGCTATCTGGTGATGATGAACGGGATCCCCGGACAGATAGAGCTGGCGGATGGCTTACGCCGGAGGGCGCAGCATTACAGGGTAGGTCCTGCCGGGCGTGCGGTCGATGATCCGTCCTATCAGCACGCGGTTATTGCCTTCGAGGGACTGGGGCTGCGACCCTACAGCCCGGTTCATCTGCGCGCGCGCACAACTGCGGAGGGCAGCACGGACATCAGCTGGATCCGGCGCACGCGGATTGACGGGGATCGCTGGGATACGCCGGAAGTGCCGCTGGGCGAAGAAAGTGAAAGCTACCTCATCCGGGTTTCCCAAGGAGGCGCAATCCTGCGTGAGCAGTCTACGACAGAGCCCTCATGGTGTTACGAGGCGGCGCAAAAGGCCACCGACGGTGTTGCAGGGGTGTACGATATCGAGGTGGCTCAGGTCTCGGCCAAGTTCGGTCCCGGTCTCTTTGCAAAGATGGCTGTGACGGACTGA